CTGGGCCGCCAAGGGTTACCCAGTTCCACAATGAACGGCATATACCTAAGAATGTATTACCAGATATTCTTGCCCAACCACCTATTTTTTCTGGCGTACCCTGACGAAAACGAACCTTTTCTGATACGTACCAACCAGTTTCATTGGTGTATCTCGTGTTTTCTCGGTTAACGCCCGGTTTATATAATATCTTGGATAGAGGCATTTTTACCTCATTAATGCGGCTTCGGCTGCGCGACGACGCGTAAGTCCGGGAAGTACTCGGCCAGCAGCTTTATTCCAGAGCATACATTGGTCTGCCGCGCCATCCCAGTCCCCCACATCAATACGCTTTTTGAAGGTAGAAACTCTGTAGTTCCCTAAGCCGCAATTGTAAACCCAGCTTGTTACGGCGGCAATCCGTCGGGGTAGCGCAGTCTGAATGGTAGGCGATAGTTTTACCAAACCTCGGACAAAATATTCCACATGATGGTCCAAGGCGTCTTCACACTGTTGCATGGTCCAAACTGTGCCGGGATTAATGTTTGGTCCGGTTGCTCCCCATCCAATTGTCCAAGGATGTCCACGGGTTCCGGGGTCTGGGTAGGCTTGAACTCGTCCATCAGGCAAGCGTTTTGCTAGCCCTTCAAAGGGCTTAATTAGCACATCCTTGCAAAGCTTCTTTGCTTCATTCACGACTTGTTGTACTTCTCTATAGATCGCCCTACAAACCAGAACGTGAGCATCATGTTAAGCATGGCAAAGTCATCTTCGTCATAGCTCTTGGTTAGGACTTCAGCCCAGTTCGCATTAGTCTGAAAAGCAATCGTCAGACCAGCAGCTTTGACAGCCACGTATACGCCAAATGCAATCCAAGTAAGACCGGGGCGGGTAATAGCAGTGATAAAGCTAGCGAACCAGCCAGCCTCTTTTGCGGTCTGGGCCTGCTCCTTAAATGCCTCTTTAATCGTGTCCATTTGCTGGATAGAGTAGTCAACATACTTCTCCTCCATCTTGAACTCGCCCCGCATCTTTTCCAGATCGGTCTGTAGCTGGAACATGGATAGCTCGTGCTGACGTTCGTTCTTTTTATCCAAGAACTTTAAGACTTCCGGGGCGAGTCGGAATAGACCACCAAAGATGGAGCCAAGCAAACCACCACCGAGTAGTTCAAACATGGTTACCCCCTAGCCGTTACGATGTCGGCACCTTTTTTAACCGTCACTTTGCTGCCTTCAACATCAACTTGCATGGGTGGTTCGGCACGATCAAGCTTGTCCAAACGTGTAATAAGATCCTTGATAACTTCAAATTCTGGTTTTTCCTGCTTGGGTGCAGTGCCTGCAATGCCGTTTAGCATCTGGATAAGTGCAGTAAGTGAAGCGCCAAGAAGACCCATAACAGCAGCAATTTTTTCTCCTTCTAAAAACAGTGATGCGCCAACACCCACAAGCACAATGAGAAAAATATAAAGCAAGCCATCTTCACCAATGGCTTTACCAGCAACTTCTTTAGCAGAGTCTTGGGCCTTTAGCTCTTCAAGCCTGATTTTGGCTTGCGCTTTGAGGACTGCTATTTCGTGGGTTTTATCGTCCACAACTAGCCACCAAAACCAACTTCCATCATGGGCGCGGCAGAAAACTCGCCCTCACCAAGAATGATGATGACGCCACCTGCGCCACCACCAAAAAACATGACAACGATACCTGCCATAGCTTACTCCTTGGGATACTTTGCTTTGACCGCAGCGATCTGTGCTTGCATGTTGGCTTGCGCTTCGCCACCTTTCCACAAGGCATCGAGTTGATCACCAAGGGATGGGTATTCAGCACGGCGTTTGGCATAGTAATCAGGGATGTCAGGCCGCACAATCTCTGACTTTTCAATCGGCACTGTCGTTGTCTCACCTGTGATGGGATCAGTGACTTCCCTGGTCTTTGGTGTAAGTGCTGCCCACGCTGCTTCTTTAGCGTCAATCTGTGCTTTGATGGCTGTTTCAGACTGCGCCATGAATGTTGTGAGATCTGTATTGGGCGGCACAAACGCCTGCCAGTCATAAGTCAGGCCGTTGTGGTCTACCTTGAGCATAGCTAATGCCCGTGTTTCGTCCCCGCCTGGGGACATCAAGCCTTCCAGTGAGATGCTCATTTAATTGCCTCAAGTCTAAAGTTTTTGCCGGGATGACCGCCAATAGCTGGCAGGATTTGGATGTCTTTGAACCCTACTGCTTGGCAAAGATCAGTCAAAGTCTTTGGCGTGTAACCCCAAAGATGCGGTGATAAAGCGCCCTTCTCCAACACTTCTGGGTCTTGCGTGCCATCAAAACGCACTTCAGACGTAACGATTGCGCCGTAAATGCACATGGCCGTCATGTGCTTATCCATGCCATCTTGCGTCAAGAAGTCTTTACAAAGTGCTTCAAGATCTGGCTGCTCGGTAACAAACTTACCACCAGGCTTTAAGGTCTTCAGCCACTTGGTCAAAATCTCTGGCGCACGGTGCTGTGGCAAATGCTCAATCACATGGCTGGCAAGAATCTCGTCAGCGCACTCTTCTGGCAAATTGACTTTGAATAAATCTTGTCTGATGTCAGCGCGGTCACTATGCTTATCAATACCAATATAACCAGGGCGGCGATCTGAGCCACATCCCATATTGAATTTGATGGACTGCCCTTCTTTAATCATCTGCGTGATGATGCTTGCATAGTCTGCTTTAACGCCTGAGCCTTCAGGCAAACGATCATGCCAGCGCCGATCAATGAAGTCCTTGTCATCCAACGTCAGTGGTCTGGTGGGCTTGATGTTGGTATAGAAGTTCTTAAGATTAACTGATGGATGTGCGGTGTACATGCCTGAAGCAAGATCCATGTGTAAGCACTGGACATCGGTGTTTACTAAGAGCTTGGTGCCGCGCTTATGCAGTCGGTGGACAAAGAAGTTGTCTTCACCTATAAAGGGGATGACACCCTTGGGACCATCCACGTTATTGCCAATACAGCAGAAGGGCATATCGGGCGCTTCTTCTTTCATCTGACGCAGGATCTCAATCGGGATAAGCATGGCATCCATGCCTGTTTGCCACGCCTCAATGAGTTGGCCGGGGTCTACGTTGGGGATTGTGATCCAGTTGCCATTACGCACCATGATCATGGCATCTGAACATTTGATGTAATACACACCCGTCACGATGCAACCGGGATTGGCTTCTGCTGTTTCGTGTAACACTTTGAAGCCGTCATAGGGGATAACAGTATCTTCACCCACAAAGAACAGGTACTTGGCACCTGACTCAAGGGCTTGCTCAATCAAGTAGTTGCGAGCAACGTCCACCTTCTCACCACCGATGTTGCAAAAGCCGTGGGAAAAGCCAAGTAAGTCAATGTGAAGGCCATCGTAGCCATCAAAGTTTTGAGCCGCAGTCTCTTCTAAGTTCCGACGAGGCTGGGCGATTACGACATACGGCGCAATGCTTTTTGACTCATCGTAAATTTCTTGCATGGTTGCAATGATCTTGTCGCGGCTATACACAAATCCTCCTAGAACTTGTTGAAAAATGGTGAAAGACAAACGCCTATAGGGAATGTAACGTTAGTGTTGATGCGCTGGCCTACAGATACGGCACTACGAATGAATGTAATTGTTCCGTCAGGCGATAAAACCCCACCCCAATATGCAGCAGTTGTTGTATAAGCTAATGAATAAGTGGAAACAACACCAGAGGCTGATATTTTCTGGCCTACTGCCGCGCTATATGGCACAAAGTGTATGTCACCATTAGGAGCTAAAACTCCACCAAAGTAAGCGCTTGATGCTGTATATACCAAAGAATAAGTAGACACAACACCAGCGGTAGATATTTTTTGGCCTCTGTTTGCATTGGAGGGTATAAAATTTATGTCACCATTTGGGGCTAAAACACCTCCTGAATAAGCGCCGGCAGCGGTATATACCAAACTATATGTACTTACTACTCCGGCAGCAGAGATTTTTTGGCCCACTTCTGCATTTCTAGGTACAAAATATATATCACCATTAGGCGCAAGAACGCCGCCTTGATACGCAAATGATGTTGTATAAACTAACGAATAAGTAGAAACAACTCCAGAAGCAGAGATTTTTTGGCCTACTGCCGCAGAATTTGGTACAAAGTGTGTATCACCATTAGGGGCTAGTACGCCCCCGTTGTAAGTATTTGCTGTGTAGACCAATGAGTACGTACTAACCACGCCCGAAGCGTTAATTTTTTGTCCCACAGCCGCACCAGCAGGAACAAAATGTATATCGCCATTAGAGGCTAATACACCTCCGACATACCCCACAGATGTTGTGTAAACAAGGGAGTAAGTAGATACAACCCCTGTCGCCGATATTTTTTGACCTCTATCTGCGTCATAAAAAATAAAATGTATGTCTCCGTTGGGTGCTAAAACACCGCCTCTATAATTTCCTGCCGTGTAAACCAAACTAAACGTACTCACCATCCCATTGGTGCTGTTATTAGCATATGGCACACCTTCTTGGACACCCAGATCCAAGACCTTCTTTAAGTTGTTCCATGCCACAAGGTCTGTGCCAACAGCACTTGTATCGGCTTTTGGCACTGCGCCAGGGGTGTACTCAGCAGGATATGTAACGTAAATGTCTCGTGTGCCAGCACTCCAGTTGACTGCATTGCCACTATTGGATGATGCAAGGATTGTGTCGCGGGATAGCGTTGTACCTGACGATGTATAAGTGCCTAAGCCTAACTCCCAGTCTGTTCCGTCCGTGCAGCAGTAGTACGTCTGGTTGCCATTACCAATGACTGAGAAGTCTTGAAAGCCTACAACAGCAGAGCCAAGCGTATAAGTGCCTGTACCCGTCGTGGTGGTCGTGGATTTGACCCTGTCTTTAATGACGTATGGCATGGCTATAACTTATTAAGGTATGAACTTAGGCATGAATCAATGCCTAGTGGAATGGCTGGGCAGGTTTGGATGCGTTGGCCTCGGTTTGCTGCGTGTGGAATAAATGTAATTGTTCCGTCGGGTGAAAGTACGCCACCCCAGTATGCACCTGTAGTTGTATAAACAAGAGAG